TAACAATAGAATCTTCTCTATTATCACCTTGCTTTCTCATATATAATTCATACCAATCAGTATCCCAATTACCTGGATACCATCTTGTTATAGGTAAATATGATTTAGCACAAGCCATAATCCAATCATTTGTTAAGTCATAACAGTTTGCATATTCCTTGTCACTACCAGGCATATATGCTCTACGATATGATTTATCTTTTCTTTCCGATTTACCTGGAAATGTTACATTCTCTCTACCTGATAAGAATATAATTTTATAAGGAAATTTGTTTGAATCTATAACAGCACTCATAAACATCCATACCATAGGATTTATAGTATCATGACCACATTTATCATAGTCATAAGCAAGACGATGTCTTATGGCTGTTAATTGTTTTCTATTCTTTGCTATACCAAGTGCTGCTGTTCCATCTATATCTATAATAATAGCATCTTTCTTTTCTTCAAATGACAATTTCATTGCAATGTCTCCTATTTATATTATTTAATGTAAGGGGGTTCTTCTGATGTGAGTGGGATTCTTGTATACCCACATTGATAGCCAAAAGAACAAGTTCTTTAGTTTTCTACCAAGCTCATCGCGAAGTCAGTTACGACTATGATACTCCGACAGAATGTCTCTTGTATCACCTACTACAGGCCTTGATGTCACTTTATAACCCTTTTAGAAGGCTATTGTTCAGTCATTTTCATACTGAACCCCTATTCCGCGCAGGAATGTTTAATTTTGGATGCGGGAATGGGAATCGAACCCACCATATCTGGCTTATGAGACCAAATTTATCACCTTGATATCCCGCTCAATTCGTATAAGGCAGCCTGTCAATAGGAATATACATCCCATAGAAACAGAGTTCATGACCCTCTTTCAGACCACCTTATAAGGTACACCACGATGGGTGGAACAGATTTAATTCTGTCTTCTATCATTAGAACAAGTCCTTCGTTCATAGATAGTATCCAAGTCTTTCGTTGCATAACCATCAACTGCTCTCTCTTGTTTGATAGCATAGTCAGGTGTATTTACATCACCTATTAATAGTTTTTCTTTAAGACCTGTTTTATATTTAATTTCATTAATACAAGTATCAATATATTCATTTTGACTCTCAAATGATTTAGTCATATCACCTTCAATAGCCTTTACACTGCTGTGTAACTCTTGAAAATGAGCATTGATTCTATTGTACTCGGTTGTAAAGAATTTCATATCACTATCTTTATTCTTACGAAGTCTAATGATAGTAGAATTCTTTTGTTCATTGATGTATCCAAATAAGAATACAACAGTTAACAATAGTATGGATATAATTGCTTGTTCCATTGTAGTGTCTCCCTTGTTTAATTAATTAATTGTTAAAGTAAGTACGATAAATGCTACAGATATAATACCTGATATAATAAATAATACACGATTCATTTATACTCTCCTTGCACCAAGTGTTTGGGTGCTGTTTATTTATATTAAATGTTTTATTGCTTTATGAAGATGATTGAGGAAGGCTAATGCTCTTCAACAACAATAGTCCACAGTCCTATCGTGGACACAATAGGTAACATAGAACACCCAAAAGGATGTCCTATGCTACTAAATACTATACAGATGCTGATTCTTGCTCAAAAGGAACAGAGGTATCAGATGCTGTTTCAGATGCTTTCAAAGCCAAAGCCTCTGAATGAGTGTAAAGTTTGCCTGTAACTTCATCAACATATAGAACAGGAGTTCCATTGTTGTCTTTGCAAGCCTCACAATAAGCATTCCAATCTTCAACAGATGCTATGTTGTTGTCATCAAACCACAGAGTTTTCTTTGAGATGTTGTCTCGTTCCTCTTTGGTTGTATCCATAGCAAGTGTCCCTGAAAATGGGTGAGCCTCGGATGCTCTAACTGCCACAGATGGTCGTGGTGACCCAATGAAATGAAAGCCTAATCTTTTCTTGCCTGAATTGTCAGGGATTGCTTTCAAAAATAATTTCAATAAATTCTTCCACATAGTAGAAACCTTTCTTTCATTCCGATATAGTATGAAAATTCAGTTGACAATCGGAATGAAAAACAACGGAATTGAGAGGAGGGAAATCCCATTCTCGGTGGTTACCGTTGATAAACGGACCGAATACTATTTTGCCCCAATTTTTAAAAGTTACTTGTTTTTGGGACTCCTACATATTATATTACGTAGCTAGGAAATTTTTAATTTATCAGCCTTTAGGTACCCTTGCAATAGTTCTACCTTGAGGTTCAGAAGTTGGGTTTGTTCTTCCTTATAGGATAGTAAATTTCCCCAATACCTAGCGAAAATTGTTTTAGTATAAGCTTTAGTATGGGTCGATAGTGATTACCCGATGAAGTCAAGATGAGAATGAGATTGTCCTTAAGGGACTAAATAAGCTTGGCTTACTGAAAGTATAAACTTAGAGTACTGGCTATAAGTAAAATCTAAAATTAAAAGCTTTCCTCCCAGGGGTGGAGTACGTCCTTTTAGACCTTTCTGTAAATAATATTGGAAATATTATTCACATTCATTATATTTAAATATGTCTGAGCCTAAAAAAAACAACACTTCATTTATTCTTAAGATTACATATGATAAGGATACTTTTAACATAGAAGATATACAGGAAATACGTGTTGATGATAAGGATAGAGAGTATCTTGTATTAACTCCTAATGCTATAGATGAAAGATTAATTAATACTCTCACTTCTGAGGATATGGAAGAATTAGTTGAGTGTTATGATTTTACATTAAATTAATGAGAGAATATAGAGTAAATAAGATTAAACATACAGTGTATGATAGTATGGATGAAATTCCCCCTTCTATAATACCTCTTAAAGATTGGAGGGATTCAGATGTAGGAGATTGGGTATTAGCTGATGATGACTGTATTATTCAAGTCCTTAGAAAAGGAAAGCTTTTAAGAAAGACTACACCTCTTCACTATATAGGTACTTGTACTGGTACCTTTACAAATTACCCAAATGTTAAGATGGATACTGATAGAAGGCCAAATATTTATTCCTTTAGTGGGTATGATACGCCTGAAGAGGTAGTTGCTAATAGAAGAAAGATGACAGCTAATGAAGCGTTATTTGTTCAGTATGTTTCGGCAGGTATGCCTCCAGAGGATGCGTATGTAAAAGCATTTCCTACTAATAATAAAAGGTATGCGAGAATGAAGGCAGTTAATTTAATTAAGACTGAAAGGATTAAAACAGCTATGAAGGAAGAGTTAAAACCTGTATTAGAAGAATTAGGTATTAATGAAACGACTATATTGGAAAATATAAATAACATTGCATTGACATCAGAAAAGGATGAAACTAAATTAAAAGCATTATTTAAATTATCTGACATTATGGATTTAGAAGATAAAAGTTCTGCTAAGGTTCAACAGATTACGGGTGTTCAATTTAAAGGTTTTGAAGATAAAGATTTACTGGAAATAGATAGACCTCAATTGGAAGGAGGAAAAGATGACAAAGGAAGTAAAGGGAAGAAATGATAAATTAGCTGCTATATTGAAAAATGGTGGTAATGCTCTTATTAATCAAGCAAAAAGTTTGATTGTATCTGGAGCTAGAAGAGCTTTTAAAGCTGAAGCTGTAGCTAAGAATAATCCTATGATAAAAGATGGCTAACATAAACACTCAAAATGTTTCGAAAGCTGAAGAAGCCTTAGAGTTAGCTAGAAAAGACATGATTGCATTTGGTAAATTGTTTCTACCAGATGATTTTTTAAGGAGCGAAACTCCTGCATTTCATTATGAAATAGCTGATACTATAACTAATATGGATAATAAACAAACCGCTATTATATTACCTCGTGGGCATGGAAAGACGGTAATGACTAAATGTGATATAATGCAGCAGTTCTGTTTTACAAAAGAACCTTTATTTTATGGTTGGGTTTCTGCAACTGCAAAATTAGCTACTGGTAATATGGATTACATTAAGTATCATGTAGAATTTAATGAGAGAATTCAATATTACTTCGGTAGTTTAAAGGGAAACAAATGGACAGAAACAGATGTGGAGTTAAACAATGGCTGTAAACTCATTTCGAAATCGAATATATCAGGGATTCGTGGGGGCGCGAAATTACATAAAAGATACGACCTTATT